CTCTGACTTTGCACCGTTATTTTCAAACGTGGTTTTAATGTAATCAAAAGAAAAAATCATAGGGTTTCCACGACCAATCTTGGAGTAATAAAAACGACGCAAAGTAGCCGTCATATTATCAACACTCATCCCCCCTACATTATAATAATAGAACTTAATCTTTTTTACTTCCTTCCAAACAGCGCGAACCTTATTAACAATTTCTTCCCCCGCTTGTCTCCATTGGCCTGTTTCTAATAGGTTCGCTGATACCCCGCTTAACGCTGAACATTGACGCACAATCAGCTCTTCTTTAGACATTTCTCCGTTATCAAAGTGTAGTACAGGCACATTATACTCAGAAGATACCTTGGTACAGAAATCCATACAGAAACGCGTCTTCCCGACGCCTGAGCGGGCCACTATGACCGTTATATTGCCCGGACGTAACAATGAGCCATAAATATCATTAAGGCGCTTATACGGGCTCATGAGGCCAAACTCGGTAACAGGGTTGTTACCTCTAACTTCTATCCATTCCTCCATCTCGTCCGAGATATTGACAGGGGTGTTGGGCCCAGCGTCAAAGAAGTTTATTTTTTCGTTAAAGGTATTGTCTGCACTCTCTATGATGTCGTTATAAGATACAGAGGGTGACATTTTGCGCATAGAGTCAGCTACTTTTTTTGCCCCTTCAAAAATCTCACGTCTAACTGTATACTTTTTTAACTCTTGGGCTATCTTTTCTACGTTATCCGAGGAAACTTTGCGAAGTGCAAGGGAGTGTATGTAGTCGGAAATCTTAATGTCACTGGGAAAGCTAATGTTAAGCGCATCCACTCGCTGTGACAAAAGCACCTCGTCCATTTTTTCTGCGTTCTCAAGGGCCTGCCGAAGAACATAGAAAATTGTTTTGTTTATGGAGTTTTCATCTGCGCAAAAATCATTCTCATTAATGAAGCTTGCAATATTCCCGTACTTGGCTGGGTACTTAATCAGCGCAGAAAGTAAATGTTGTTCAAGCTCTAAAGAGAATATCATACAGGTACAACTGTATAGTGAAAGAGAAAAGAAGTCAAGGCTTAATTGAAATAGTCGCGAGAGTTAACCGCTTTGTCGCAAATAAACAAGTCATACGAAGGTTTTCCTAGTTTTAGTTCATGGAACTTAGCCTTCCATTCTTTCATTTGTTTTTGGGTTATTTTGCTGTGGTCTTTCCCTGATCCAGATCCGCGAGCGGTCCAATAAACAATAGTATGGCCTGCATCGTAAAGAAAGTTAATTTTTTCAATGTTCTTTTTGATAGGGGTTGATTGGGTGTAGTCCCGATCAGGCGGTGTCACACAGATAGTCTCGTCGATGTCCACATATATAGTCATTTAAGATGGGTTGTCTTCTGAGAGAGCTTTTTCGCCTAACTCCATATCATCCAAAAATCTCTCTAAGGCTTTTCGTAACCCCATCTCTACTATCTGGGAACCTATTTTACATTGTATAAGTGGACGACCGTCTTGGGTGACGTAGGCTAAAATAAAACCACCATCGTCTCCGTCACCTGTAAACTCAAAGAGTTTATCAAGATAACTATTAGGAATAGTAAACTCTTCTGCTGGTCGGTCTGGAAGATCGTCTCGCATGTCCATATAATTACACTATTTCCTTATATAAAGAATCAAAATCTATCTGACCTTCGTGTACCTCGAGCAATTTAATATTATTTAAATTACAAAACGATAATTTTTCATCGTCTCTTTTTAGTTGGTCCAAGTAGTTCATTTTATTTCCTTTGTGAAAGAATTTATTATATTTTGTGTGCTGGTTTCCTTGTACTTCTATGGCGATATTTCTAGTTGCGTTATAAAAATCTATTGTTAACCGCGTGCCTACTACTGGAAACTCTTCGAACACTACGTCGCCGTCCCAAAAAACTTTTAAAAAATCTTTAACTTTACTTTGTAATTTACTGCGACTATTTTTTTCCCAATTAATCAGGTAGATAATAGGGCGCTTAATCTTACGCCTCTTTCCTAAAAGAGTTTTAAAGGTCATTTTAAATAGAAAGCACCATCTTTTTAAAATAATTCATAAGGTGCTCTTTGGCCTCCGGGCTTTCTTCTAGGAACTTATCAAACTGATTTTCTCCTTGTATTTTTTCAGGAAAGTCAATTTTGGCTTCGGACATTATATTAAGTAATTCGGGATCAAATTCTATCCAACCTGCTCCTTTTCTGTGAGCAAAATCCCATAAAAATAACATATCTAAAATTTCTTTTTCTATCCAAATGCTTTTGCCTCCTTTGCGGCCATAAAGGATAGGGTATTTAATGACTGCGTTAGTCTTTTCGTTAGGGCTTTTTTTGACTGTGATTTTAGCGAAGTGGCCAATAATTTTATTCTTATCGGGGTCGTGTTTCTCTCCCGGCTTCTCTAATATCCAGTCTTTTTTAAAGCGCGGCTCAAATTCAAGAATAAAATTAGCAAAATGTAACAAAGCGTTCCCTCCTGTAGCCGTGGTCTGGCGAATAGGAGCCTTGCTGTAAGGGTCAAGTTGAATGTCAGCGCGAACCTGAGAAACAAAAAGCGCCATATGTCCTCGTTTGGTCAAACCAATGCTCACGCGCTTCATAAAATCTGCCGCAATAACAGCTCCCCCTGCAACTTTTCTTGACTCCTCAAAGGTTTTAAGGGTGTCGCCCTTGGAAATCAAACCATCCACTGAATCTAAGATGAAGCAATAGCGAGTATCGTCTGAGTTTTTTCCAACCAAGAGGCGTAAAGCCTCCACTACGGTTTCATAAATATTACATTCGAACACGAAGCAGTTTCCAGCCTCCCACTCGTCTTCGTCAAAAACAAACTTCACTCCTGAGCGCTCTCTCATTTGCTTGGTGAGACGTCCCTCCGCTTTAATGTAAAAGCCACGGGAATTGGGAACTGTTTGGAGAAAATTTTTCATCACCTCTAAAGCTTCAGACGTTTTACCTCCTTCATTGACACCTGTGAACCGGTGTAGTCCGGGGCCTAATCCACCCCCTAGGGCAAAATCTAATTTTAGACTGCCGCTAGATACTTGGTAGTCATAGCTTTCTTCATAGTTATAGTGATCTTTTTCATTTGATTTTAAAAAAGATTTAATTAAGTCGTTAGGAGACAATCCTTTAGGTGTTTCTTTTTTTGTTCTAGCCATTGAGAAAATCTTTAAGTGTTTTGGTTTGTGGTATCACGCGATCAGTTCCTAACTTCTTCCCTAGGGCAACAGTTTCGGGAGTTGTTATTTTAAGGTGGAATTCTTGATATTTTGTTTCCAGCATTCGGTTGAAAGGCAACGCATAAAATTGGGCGAAGCTATTAATCTCTTTACCAAAATCTACTTTGTGCCAAAAGTCTTCATTATTATATTTCTGCATCAATCTTTTCAAGATCATCATCTCTTTTGCCCAGAATTTTTTCTTCTCGTATTTGGGGGCAACTAGATGTTTTCTGACTACATCTTGAATTCTTCTTTTAGTCTTTTTCTTGTGGGGCATAAATTTTAAAGATTTTATTAGAGCTTAGGAGCTCTGATTCGAGGAACTGAGTATAGTCTATGTCGGGGCGGTTTGTCAACCATTTTTTTTGTATAGCTCTATGTCCTTCGAATGCGGAATATTTAAAATGTTTTTTAATATAATTAAAATCCATTCTATAGTATTCGAAAAGGCCTGAAACGGCAATTAGTACCCGGAGGCCATACCCTCGTTTTTCAAAAATTTGCTTATAGTTTCGATTAATTTGGTCGAAATTTAAACCAAAGGCAGGAGAGTGTTTGGTGAAGGTGCTAATAATTAAGAAGCCTCCGGAGTTGAGTAGATCTTGGTATTGATGAGCGTGCAATTGCTATTTGTTTTTTAGATGGGTCAACCCCTAGGGTCTGAATGTTGTTGAATTTTTTATGAAGAAAATTAAGAAACTGACCGTTACCGCACCCCATGTCGAGTACTGAGTGACCCTCTTGAAGCTCCGCGAAATCAGCTAGCTCTTGGAAGTGTTTTGTGATGTCTTGATCGATAACGCATACATTATAACACTCAAAATTATCAAAAAGATATTGAGAATAAATATCATAAAAGGAATGATGAAGGCTCATGTTCGTGCCTAAGCTAAACAAGTATAACAGAAGACACTAGGGGGTCAAGAAAAAAATAAAAACTTTATTCAGAAGGAGGGGGCACAGCAGCTATCCCGCTGCCCCCAATATCAAAACCACAAGCAACGACAAAACTTTGAATCCCACTTAAAACAGCATCGAGAGAAGGGTCTGTGCCCCGAATCGAGGTATTAACGTCTGTCTGAATCTGGCTGCCTGTAGGCTCAATCTCGTCGTTACGACTAAAGTTATAGTTGCGTTGCATTAGGGAGTATAATTTGGATCTAAAAACTTAAGGTAATCCACTTTAGGAGCCTT